TTTGCTCCAACTGATTCAGCCACATAAGGCTTGTTGTCATCGTTAGTGTCATACCAAATATCACCTATCGTTATTGAAGTAGGAATTGCATCTTGAGCGAAAACTTTAATTTTTCTAGTATCATCTACTGCTACCCACTCAGAACCACTCCAACGATATATCTTGTTGCCATCGTTAGTGTCAATCCAAAAATCCCCTGTGCCTTCTGCGGTTGGTTCTGCATCCTGAGCAAAAGTAACTATCTTTCCATCAGCAGTAGTTTGAGCAGTTGCCGCATCTGAGATAGCCTGAGCAATATCGACATCTTGTATTTCTACCCACGCTGCACCACTCCAGCGATAAAGTCTATCATCATCTGTATCTACCCATAGATCACCAGTTCCTTCGGCTGTGGGTGCTTCAGCTTGATAAAAAGTTGTTACTTTGCCATCGGCAGTTCCTTGAGCAGTTGCCGCATCAGCGATAGCAGTTGCCGCATCTGCCGCCGCATCTGCCGCGTCTGAAATAGCTTGGGCAATATCTGTATCTCTAACAGCCTCCCATTCTCCCCCTGTAATCTCATTTGCTCCAACACTTCCAGCTCTATATAACTTATTTTTATCATCCGTATCAAACCACAAATCCCCGGTAGAGATAGAAGTGGGGATTCCATCTTGCTTGAAAATATTGATTTTTGTATAACCTGAACCGGAAAAATCAGCCGAAGAAGCAATAACATCCCCGGCCATATTGACACTAAAAGGAGCATCCGCGAATTTGTGAGCGCCTAGCCAAAGACCACTCTGATCTGCTTTTACGGCTCTGTTTCCTGTTCCAATTTCAAAAGCAGCAACACTACGAAGATCACTAAAACCACCTATCCCTTCTTTTCTAGGAAGTGGTTTTCTGGATATATCATTAAAGGCTTTAATTAACATATTAACTTACAAAAACTCCGGCGCTTTCGATTGTAGGTGCATCATTATCATTGACTGTCGGCAATATTTTTAATCGCAAGGTTGTTGCATCTACGCCTTCCTCTGCAAAAACAATGTTCTTGCTGGTATCCGTTTTTTCCGTTGTTCCCGTAAATTCATCAGCATAATTCTTTTCGTACTGAATTTCGATAGCAGTATCATCCGGCATATCTGCATAGGCTACTACAAACTTTGAGAAAGTAGAAAATTGTTCTCTATTGACAATCATCACCCTAGTTTCAAGATAGGCTACTTCTAATTTATTGCTATAATCTAATTTATCAATTCCGATATTAGCGCCATTTTTATAAGAGGCGTAAACATCAGTCCCAACTACTAATATCCCTCCTATTTCTGTGTCAGTTAGCACCAGAGCATCGTCAGAGCGTACAGAGGTAGGGTAGGGCATATCGAGTATATAAGGATGATCTCGCGTACTTCTGGCGATTTGGTAGATTCCTTGATCTGCTGGATTTCCTGAACCATTTGAGAAGCCAAAAAGTATCTTTCCTCCCAAGTTGCCAACTGCTGTGGGATAGATCTCACCATAAGCAGTAGGAGAATAATCACCGGGAATTTTTAGATATTCCTCTAATCTCTCGCCATCATAATAATAAAGATTTCCCTGATTCCCTGCCTGAACAATAACGAAATTATCTGCTGGCAAAAAGGCATTGATCCCGACTTCGGGAATTGTATCTGAGGTAGTAAAACTAACAGAATAGGTGTTCCAGCGTATGATTTCTGTCTGAGTAACAGTATCGGCAACATAAGTACCAAGTAAAATATCCTGACCTATTTTCCCAAGAGATTTAATTCTAAGAGGAGTTTTAATATCGAGGGCATTGGCAGTAAAGGTGTTTCCATCAACTTGAGCGAGTTGGTTGCCATCGCCGATATAGAGAACAAGTGTTTTTGGATGAACAAACATTGGATGAAGGTCGCTATCTGTAACATCAAAAGTAGCCCAATCTTCGGTAAGGTCAGCATTCCAAGTATTATCACCTGCCTCTGAAACTAAGATCCTATGAACTCTACTTTCAGTAACAACATAAATATATCCTTGATATTCTTTCATCTCAAGAATCTTGGCTTCACCGGCAGCAGGGGTAACAGTATGGACTAAGCGCCAAGTTCCGGTGGCAGGGCGTTCCCAGATCTTACCACTTGTGGAACTACCCCAATATTGAGCGCCATTTGAAGAATTTACTCTGGCTTTGCAAAATTCCGTAGGTGGCGATCCGCTAGTTTCTTTAGTCATTTTTTGGGCTACTTTTAGAAGTCCCGGAGTTGAATGTAGATCCCATCCGATTAACTTATAGAGAGAATTCTTAACACCCGACCACTTTGAATGGGCTAGTCCCCCTAGGTTGAAGTCCTCAATTGGAATTAGGTTTGATTGTTGTTTAGGCATAATTTAGGCTTCTGGTTTTTCGCTTTTAGTCCAAATATCTGTCAATGATTTTACCACCTTAGTAAATGTTGTTGTCGGCTTCGCACTCTTAGTAAATGTTGTTGTTTGTTTCTCTATCTTACTCCAAATGCTGACCAAAAGGCCATTGAGATACCTTCTAATCTTATCATGTATTGTAATCGTTTCGGTGAAAGTTCTAATATGAGTTTGCAATTTAGCAAATGTTTCGGCGATTGTGATTGTTTCCGTAAGACTTTTGACAAAAGTAGCCATCTTCGTAAAAGTATCTGTGAGAGTAATCGTTTCAGTTAGGGTTCTGGCATAGGTAACTGCTCTCGCAAAAATATCTGTGAGTGTAATTGTTTCCAAGAATCCCCTGATGGCAATTTTTGACTTGGCAAATGTTTCTACAATAGCTATCGTCTCTGAAAGTCCCCGGGATGTTTTCTTTGCAAGGGCATCAGTAGTTGTTATCGTTTCTTTTTGAGCCTTATTTACTTTCTTAATTACAGACCCCCCAAGAGCTACAACTTCTATTTCTACTTTATAAACATTTGAGAAATTCCCAGATGTATATACTTTTACTTCTAAATCATTGACTTTTTGCCAAGTCCATCCACCAGCCGGTGTAGATAATGTGGCGTAACTATCCCAACTACCACCACCGGTTGAATTATTATTTGTAGGAGTTCCTAAAAGTTCTCCAAGTCCATCGGTATATATTGCAGCAGATGTCGTTGTCCCTGCATTGTAGGCATAAATTCTTGCTCTAACTTGAGTAATTGTATTTCCGCTTGTTGGTGCACTAGTTCCAGCCCCAAACAAGAAATTCGAAGATGTGCTTCCAGCAGTAGCACCTTGAGAATAAGTTAAAGTACTTCCGTCAAAGACATCACTATCAGGGTCTGTCCAAACAGCATCGGCATCAGTTGCACCACCATCAGAAATATCAAAATAGTAAGTATTTTTATCTGTAATTGTTATTGTTTCGGACAAATCCTTAACCGCAATTTTTGTCCTATCGACTGAATCTACTATGGAAACTGATTCTAGGAAAGTTCTCTTAGGGAATTTAGCCAACGAATCGGTTATTGTAATCGTTTCGGTTAGGCTTCTACTATGGAAACTGATTCTAGGAAAGTTCTCTTAGGGAATTTAGCCAACGAATCGGTTATTGTAATCGTTTCGGTTAGGCTTTTGCTGTAAAACCCTATCCCGCCATCATAAGGAACAATCCAATTAAAAGTAGGCGTATTTACAGGCGTAAGGTGATTTCCGTTTGAGGTTATATCTGCGTAGTTGTTATTTAGTCTCCAACAAGAAACTAAATTAGCTTCATCTCCATCAAGAATTACATCCATATTGTCTTGTATTTCTGCTTCACTTCTAATATCATTCCAAACACGGACATCGTTTATTTGTCCATCAAAAAACTGAACAGCAGCAGAAGCATTAACAGCCCCTATCACAAAGGGATCGGTACTATTCGCAATGGAAGTTGCTCCAGCAGGAGTAGGAGTGGTAGATTGTGCAGAGCCATTTATGTAAAATGCGGCAGTTTGAGCAGAAAGATCAACAGCTACGGCTACATGATTCCAAGCTCCGACATCCCCTGCGTCAAAAGCCGTATCACATTCTACATACGAAGTAACTGTGCCATTACTCCAATAAACTCTCATTTTGTTAGAAGTCCTAATTGTTACAGTATATTGACGCTTGTTAGCACCAGTCCATCCATATTTAGATACTATTTCAAAAGCTGTTCCAGCCGTTGAAGGTAATTGTTCTAATTTAATCCACGCCTCTATTGTAAAATCTGAATTTAAGTCTAATCCTGATTGGTTTCCATCAGTAATAGAAGCATATTCAGAACTACTTAATTCTAAGTCCATTGAATGTCTGTTTGCTACATCAAAGGCTTGGTCGGGAACAAAGATAGGAGAGTTTACAGGTGTTAAATCATTTCCGTTTGAGGTTTCATCTGTGTAGTCGGTATTAAGCAACCAATTAGACACAAGGTTTGCTGAATCAGAAGGAACAATAATATTCATATTTTCTCTGATTTCTGTGGCTGTACGGATGTCATTCCAAAGCCTGACATCGTCAATTTTGCCATCAAATAAATCGGAATTTCCCTCATTATTAGCACCTATACAAAATACTGAAGCATTATCTTGAATAGAAGTTTGAGTACCAGCCTCTAAAGAACTAGCAACTAAAGTTCCATTCTTGTAAATGGCTGCACTTTTAGCGGAAACATCTACAGCACAAGCAATATGTACCCACTTTCCAACATCATTACTATCAACAATAACCGCATCTGTTTCTATTCTTGTAGTATTTGTTCCGTCATTGGAATAGAAAATATCCAATTTGTCCGTTGGATATAACATAACTACATAAGAACGAAGGGCTGTTGCTGATGTTCTATATTTTGAAACAATAGTGAAAGCACTTTCTGCAGTTGTTGGTAATTGTTCTAATTTAATCCACGCTTCTACTGTGAAATCTCCTGTTATTGAGAGGGAAGCATTGTCGGCATGATAAGCATATTGCGAAGAAGATAATTCTAAATCAACAGAAGCCAAATTATCTGTACTCTCTAAATAATAAGTAAAAGGAACATCATCTGCTCCTGAATCATAAGTGGGAGTACCTATCGCAGAGCCATTGTGGGTGTTTGTGCTTCCTGAAGTATCTGTTAATCCGTTTTCAAATTCGTAATATGCTTTTAAGTTAGGAAGTAATGTCGTATTTGCTTTTTGGAGCATCATTTCTACTATTTCTGCTTGGGTGAGGGCTGTGCCATTAACAATAAAAGCCCCGTCTATATTACCATCAAAGAAAGTTCCATCACCCGTTTCAATATGAGAACAACCTATTCTTGGATATTTTGTAGTCCAGTATCCAGGGGCGTTAGCCCAGGCAACAGTCGCATCTAAAATCCCATCAACATAAATATTCATATCGCTTCCATCCCAAGTAGCAACGACAAAATGCCACTTACCATCATCAATAAGAAGCCCTGTGGAAGTAAGATTTTTATAATCCGTATCTGGAACATTTCCAGTACCTTTTGCACTATTAAACCTAGCTTTACCAGTAGTATCTATTGCCAAATACCATCCATATCTTGTAGTAAGTGGGTCATCAAAATAATAATTGGCAATGATAATTTGGGTATTTGTGTTAGAAGTTTTCATCCATACACCAACTGTAAAATCACCTGTCGGAGCTAAATCTGCGTGGTCGGTCATGGAAACCGCATCATTACCATCTAAACTAACTGAGTATTCGTTTTCTGTTGCCATATTTTATTATAGCAATCTCAAGTGAGTTAGTCGAAGTCGTAATCCCAAGTAATTTGAAGCGAATCACCATCAACTACATTGACGGCTGCGAATACTTGGCGAGAAAGAAGTACACCAGCAGCACCGGCGTTTAATACACCGGATTCAGTAACAGCTTGAGTACCTGTAACTGTGAATGTTTTTGTAAGGCTGGCGGTATCGTCTGTTACATCAGTTGTTTTTCTTGAGGCAGTTCCAGCCGCTCTTGAAAGTCCATCAGCCGCTAATTCGGTTTGTAAGGCTGTATCTGTAACATTTGCTGCGTTAGTACCAGTTCCCACCGCTATATAGGTAAAAGCGGCTTCTGCGCCGTCTCCGTTGCACCTAGAGGCCATACCAGCAAATCCAGCGTTAGTTATAAGGTTGGAAATATGTCTTTCATCCTTAAGATTGCCGTCTTTGTCAAAAGCAAGAATTGTTACATTCTCTGTAATGCTAAATCTACCCTTAGAAGACTTAATTTTTTCAGTTAGTTTATTCATCAAATTCCTCCAGTTCTTCCTCAGAACATATTTTGTGGCCGTCAATCACTCTTTTTAGTTTGTGATCTACTTCTTTTGCTTCAAAAACATAGCGGAATCCGATATCGGAATCGTAGAGTATTTTTGTGATTGCTCCTCCCTCGGAGTTCTCAAGTCCTTTCTCTTTGACTTCCTGGCCTACTTTGAATTTCGGAGTAAGTTTTGCCATAGTTTTATTGTATATACTTGTTCTATCCTCGTCAATAATCAGCGCCCTCGTTACCACGATCACTTGGAGGCGGTAATTCGGCTATTACTTCTCGATCTAGGTTCCCGTGCTTTAATGTCGCGATTGCTTTTTGCAGATCTTTCTCATAATACAATTCAGTTTCATTAAGAGGGATTGGTTTTTCTTTGCTCTCTTTATAATCAATAATCACGCCTGTTGCCCAAAGTTTGTGCATCGCTCTAGGGATACCATGCGTGGTAGTGGAAGGATCTTGGCTCATATCCGCAGAAGCAGATAGATCAGTAACGGGGGTAGGCCAAGTGTTGCACCAAACTTTTAGCCCATCGGTTGTAGCCGTAATCGTGCCGGAATATATAAAGATTGATTTTCTCAAAATATCGAACCTAGCCCCATTAGGATTACCCTTACTTACTTGAGAATTATTAAACATTGAGGTAATTTCATCTTCTGTGGCGAGAGAAGAATCTATCTGAGTAATATCAATTTCTGTTAGAGGGATCCAATCAGTCCCGTTAAGTTGAGCCTCAACTCTTTTGATCCGGGAAAGTATGTCTTGAGGTAAAGGATATTCTCTAGCAGTTATTGAAGAAGCTACTAGATCTGCTGTTTGAGGAATTAAAAGTATATCTTCATCAGTTTTAAGAATTGACTGTGCAAGCTCCTCTTGACGAAATGCCATATAACTCAGCATTTCTTCATCAGGAAAGGTAGTCGCGTTAGTCTTAGTCTTATATCTTACATAGGCTGCAAATTTTGCTGGTGAGGCCATAAAATTATTATAACACTAATTAAGCGGCTTCAACTAATCCATCGTCTGAGAGAGGTCGCCAGAAGCAGTAGAAGTCAATCACCCCGGCGGTAATGTTGGCCGTACCAACTGTTCCGATAATATCTAGCCCACCACCAATCGGGTGAATTTGGGGAGTTCTACCTTCAGCAAGCGTGGGTGTTGCATCGCTGTAATGTTCATTTTCTACCAAGTCCGTTGCATCTGCAATTTGAGCAAGAATAGAAGCTGTTGCATCAGTTACTCCAACTTCTAGGGTAGCCGCGCCAACCAAAGTAGTTTTACAAATACCAATAACCATTACCTGAACATCACCGGTAACTTTGAAAATATCGAAAGGATCACCATCTCCATCGTGATCTCCAATGGCATGAGTTGTTCCACCAGCGAAAGTAATTCTTTTTACTGCCCTAAAAGGAAGTAATCCGTAAAGAGGTCTGCCGTTGCCATCTAGGTCAATGAGGGCATCAAATACAGTCATGGGGTTATTTACCTTTCTTTTTTGAAGTTTTCTTCTTTGGAGCTTTCTTGGCTTTTGCTTTCTTTTTTGAAGTTTTCCTGGCTTTTGCTTTCTTTGCTTCCACCTTTCTTCTTTCTATTGATTCCTTACAAGCCAAGCAAATATTACCTTCTCCTTCAAATTCGCTGGCACATTCTTTACAATAGTTCATATTAGTTTGTTGTAATAACTGATTCGTTGTAGTAGTTCAAACCAACCGCCTCATCTGCTGGATCAAGGATTGCATCAGCAGAACTGTAATTAACAAAGTGGTTGCCATCAATACAGTAATCTCCAGCAACTAAAGTGGCTGGTGTCCAAATTGCTTTTGCACCACTTTCCGCAGCCCACCATACATTATTAAGAATTTTGCTGTTTTCAGCACCATTGTCGCTTAATTTCAATGAATATTGTCCGCTACCGATTTGAGTGAAAGTATTGCCAGCAATAAGACATTTATTAGATTGCCCTATTTCTATCTGATAAATAGAAGCTCCGCCACCTTTCCAGAACTCATTGTTGATAATAGCAGCAGAATCAGCATTGTATGTACCTCCATCTCCAAGCACAAGTGGTCTTGTGTTGGTTGCTGCTGGAGCATAGAAGTAGTTGTCGTGGATATAAACACCATAAGTTTCAGCGTCACTTGCTACTGTGATACCACAAGAGGTTGTACTGTCATATGGAGTTATTCTAAATCCAGCGATTTCTACATTATGAGAATTAACGCTAATAACATCAGTATCGCTAACTCCGTGCATCCTAATTTCAGTTCTAGTAAGTGCTTTATTTGGCCCGGTTTCAAGTGCTAAAAGTTTGAAATTATTTTGAGTAATAGCGAGGGTAGCTGGTTCTTCATCATATTGGCCGGGGGCTACAATCACTCTGTCATCATCTCCTGCGACTGCAATAGATTCTGTAATGGTCTTAAATGCTTTTTCCCAAGAAGTACCATCTCCGCTACCAGCAACACCTTTATCAACATACCACTTATCACCTTTGATATATCCCATAGAAAGATTTTGTGAATAAGCCAAAGAGCTAGCGAGGAATTTTTCAAGTCCTGTGTTTCCGTGTACTGTTTCTTGATTTAGTCCGGGTGCTTTCATATTTTTTCCTTTCTTAACCTAGCCTTACTGAGCCGCATCAAATCTTGGTGATAAGAAGCCAAAACTGTAATAAGTGTCAGTTAAATGACTATCGCTTAAATCATCTGAGCTTGCGTCAAAGTCTGTGCTTCCTGCTTCAACTGCCAATCTTAGATAACCGATTGGAGTTAAACCTGTGGGAATTTCAGGAAGTAAAGCGTTTCCAGAACCACTGGCAATCTCTCCCATGTGGATTGTAACAGTCCCAGCCGCATTCAAACAAACAAGATAACAAGCCTCCTGAACTTCGTCAGCATCAGCCTCAATATCATGGGTCGTAGCGGTAAAAGCAGTTTCGGCGGTTGATTTGGACTTGAAAATACCATTGTGTAGATATTTAACAGTATTGGTAATTTTAATTTTACTAGCATCACTAGATCCAATGGCTATACCGGGATCAACTAAAGCCCGATATTTAAGATTTGTATTCAACTCATCAAACATATCCATAAATGCTTGGTGAGAGAATCCTTCTGTCTTTTTTAGTGCTTCCATATTATTTTATTTAGCTTGAAACTGCGTGATATACAACTATGATAAGGTTTGCATCTAAGACTTTGGCTACATAAGTCGCTTTCCAACCGCTTGTGGTTCTTTGATCAAGAGGATCATCTGTTCCTGCTGATCCAAGAGGTTTAACAATATTTTTAAGAGCCTCACCTGAAATTCTGGTTTGCGCATAAGCATTTTGTCCGAAGATTAGTGTTCCGTAAACTGTGGTTACTAAAGTTCCGGCAACTGTGTAAGCATTTGTAGATTCAATAAATCTGATTCCGGCAAGTGATCCAACCTCTCCGGGCATAACATCTTTCTTATTTGCGTACTTTTCTACTGGAATCCAACCTGTTGCATCATCTAAGTCATAAGTTGTATCTGGGTGAACAATCCCTATGAAAGCCCTATTGATCGGGCTTGTGTTATATCCGGTTGAAGGATTAACCATTGATGTAACTGGCTTTGCGTTATTGCCTTTAAGGGTTCTTACTGCTTCTTTAGCTTCAGCCCTATCAAACTTCATCGCCGCGCCAACTGTTGCTATTGAAACTGCCGTAGAAGCAAACTGCTGTGAAGCACCGGCTATCTGAACATTTCGGCAAAGCTGATCAAGTGAATCTCCAGCCTGTTCTCCCAAAATATCGGCTGTTTCGGTTAAGATTGGATCGTATGTTTCCATCAAAACCTTGTCTGTCAAGGTTACATAATCACCATATTGGAGGACTGTTGCTGTAATATCTGTTACTGAAAGCTGATTGCCGGCTGGAGTAACACCCTCGGAAAGAGCAGTAGTTGTAGCTGTTAAGCTACCATATTTTCGGAATTTAACAACATTTGTTCCAGATTTTGAAGGAATATCTCTAATTTGAGCATAACTATTATGGACTAAAAAGGGAAGCGCCCTTTCTAGTAAGGATCTGTCGTAAAAGTTATTAACTTCTACTGGTATTTGTGTTCTTGTAGTTAGTCCGGGCATATTTCAATAAAAAAAGACGGGGCTTTCGCCTCGTCTGGATTTTTTCCTCGACTTAGTAATATTATCAACCAGCTAGATATCTTCTGTCAAGCACCAATTTTTACAACTGATCTTTTACAGGTCTGCCGGTTTTTGGATCAATTCTATCTATACTAAATTGTTGATTGGATTTTTGAACTTGGCTAAATTCATCTTGGATATTTTCGGCTACTCCGGCAATCTCATTTGTTTCTGGATCTACTCCCGGAACATTGACATAAACACCTTTTGGAATTGTTACCCTATATCCGTTGAAGCTCTTGCTCCAAACTGCACCGGAAATAACTACTGTTTGCATTACTCCATCAACCAGTCTTTCTTCAACAACTCCGGGCTTTTCTTCTCCCACACACGGAATCAACATTCTAACTGGAATAAGACTATCGAAATATGCTTTTTGTTTTGCGGCTTTACCCCTCCAACGCTTTTCTACCTTTTTTTCCTCAACTGGATCTAGTTTTTCCTCAATTGAAACAGTAGCTTTAACCGCTTTTAGAGTATCGATTGTTAATTGCAGTAATTCTTTACTCTCAAATTTCTTCACATCTTTTTTGAGCATACCAAGAACAATTGCCTCTTTACGGAGTGATTCCAGAGTTACTTTTTTGGTTGAAGTCTTTTTTACTTTAGATCCCTTTACTTTAGATCCCTTTTTAGAACCCCCTATCTTCTCTACTTTTATCTTTTTTTCTTTTTTCTTTTTGTCTTTTTGTTTTGCGGCCATGATTTATTATATAAACTTATAAAGTATCTTGTCAATACTAGCCCTGTTGTCCTAAAACTTTGGCTCTGTGGGCTTCAACTTCCTCTTTACTTGCCTTGCTCCAATCTATTTTTCCTTCACCCGGTTTTCTAACTGATCCGCCGGGACTTTTTGTATCATCAGTTTTCTTTCTGGCATCTCTCTCTTTTTTTGCACCCATTTTTTGCAAATCCTCTTTCGCGACTATCGCCATAATATTATGAACTGGAATATTAGAGTAAGCTGAATGTCCCATATATTTAAGAGCTACACCGCGATACTTTGCAAATTCCGGCTTGCCTCTTATGAAAGCATCAACTTCTCCTTCATCCGCTAATTTTTGGGCGCGTTTAGCTTGAGCATCTATTTTCTCCTCTAGTGGCTTAACTCTCTGATCAACCCTCTTATCAATGACTGCTTTATCCTCTGGAGCAGTTTCGTCATCATCATCTTCGGGTTCGGTAGGTTCGGCAGGTTTCTTCTTCTTGGGGACACGGCTTTCCGGCTTTACCTTGTCCAAATCTATTTCTTCTTCTTCTTCTTCAAGAACTTCTTTGAATGTTACCTTTTGCTCGTCTGTTAAATCATCAACATTTTCTCGGAGATAAGTTGTTTGATCTTCGGAAAGTTCTTCAGGGGATACTTCAACTACTTCTTCTAAAACTAATTCTGGGGGGTTGTTTTCTGGCTCTGGCATAGGTTTTTCCTTTAGCTATTTAATAGTAGGTCTTATAAATAATCTTGTCAAGCCCTTTCTTTAACCAAACTTTCTTTGGTTGGAAAAGGATCTGGATTAGGTACTTCCGCCTCATCTCCACTTCGTAGTTTTTTAATCATCTCTGCTGGTTTATCCCTATGCTCCTTGCAAAAGGATAATTTGTATCTCTGTAAATCAATCTGCTCTTTTGTTTCAGTATCGTCTTTTATTGTTTCCAAATCATTTCTCAGGGATTCTATGTCCTGATCCAATACTTGCACTAAGAGCTTCCATCCGGGATGTTCTAAAAGGCTTCCAAAAGCTGAGATTGCCTGTTCCTTTTTTTCGTCTGTATCAAATAAATTCTTTGGCATATTAACTTGGTTGTGCAGATGTTTGACTTGGCGATACTGGTTTTACCTGTTTCTCCGGTACTGGTAATGTTTTCTCAGATCCAGGCGGCTGGAAAGCAGCCACTTCTGGTTCTTCTGGGAACAACTCTGGCTTGACCTTTTTCAATGTAAGCGCAAATTCGTGTGATTCTATATGAACCCTCGTTGCCGGTGTATCCTTGGCCTTAGAATGGATCTCTAAATGAACATTGTGGTCATCTTCGGCCAAAACGGGTGCTGTTTCATTTTCACTCAGTAAATCGTTCTGATTTTCTGCTATGCGCTCATCAATTGTGGGAGGATAAAGTCTGTCAATTTCATCTTTTTCAAGGCCGTTTAATCTTGCCAGCTTTTTAAGTCCCCATCTTCTATTAGCGGTTTGTTCTTGTAGAGCAAGGCCGAAATAGACAGTTAGCAAACCCCTTTCCTCAAGTTGTTTGGCACGACTTACAGTTCTGCTTTCGATCTTTATATCTGGATCAAACCTGTCTGTTGTAATATCCTGTTTTCCTAGAGGTCGCCACTTTGCGCCAAAAGCACCAACTATTCTTAATACCTTCTCGTCAATCTCATCGGCAAAATTCTCTTTGTGGCTCCAATACCACATCATCCAAAAATCTCTTTCACTCCAACCAAATATCTTTGCGGATAGTGAATATCTTGTATCTACTCTTGAAGCGATAAGATTTGTTTCTCCAAGTGGTCTATCTTTTTCGGATTGCGCGCCTTGTTGAATATCTGGGGTTGCGGTTGCGCGCTCTGCCGATACAGCCAAAGTAGTAAAAATAAAGTCTAGCAACTGCATATTCGGTCTGGACTTAATCATTGGCATAATCGCACCGGTAATCGGTTCGCCTTTTGCATCTACTGGAATGAACTTATTGAAGCCAAACTTGAGGTCTTTTCGATTAGTAATTTTGTTTGAATCATAAAGATAATTGGGGTAGAGATCCGCTTTCATCGCTCTTAGTCCCAAATTTACCGCGACTGCTCTTGCTCTTTGCTTATCTTCTGTCAGATCAGGAATTGATGTTCCATCCCAATCGTGGGAGTGAGGATAAAGTGATCGTTTTATAATTTTCCAGTAATCTTCTTTGAGGACTTGAACCCCGATAACCTTAGCTCTGTCATTTGCCAGCCAGCATCTAACCTTTTTAACCTTGCCGTCTATTTTATAATGAGTATGCCATACGGTAATTTCGTAACTGGCATTAGCGCCTAGTTTTGCTGTAGCTTCATCTTTAAGGGTACTCTGCCTTCCCTGTGCTTGAACTCTTGCTTCGGCTGCACTTTGAAGGAGAGATTGAGTTCCGGAACCGAATTTAAGATTTTTGAAATCTATATCACTAAAAATATGGGGATGATCCTGCATCTCACTCTTTGTCATCTTCACCGGATACCCAAAGAATTTTGCAGCCCCATGTTTTAATAAACCTCCGTTCACGGAAGTCGCATCGGGATCTCTCAGGAATGTAATCGGATCTAAAACTCTAGGAGCAGGTAAAAAGACATTCTTTTCCGGTTCTCTGATATACTCATAAAGATCAATAATTCCCCAACCAAAGAAACAGGTGTCCCAATCCCAATCGTAATCGACCATATCCTTTTGCATATCGTCATAGTCGCTTCTAGCAAGAGCGTTTAGGTTGTCGGCAACATCCTCATCTCCATCTTCTTGACCTCCGAACTCAGCATCAAGCCGATCCACATATAAAGAAGCAAGGACTGTCTGGTGGATCGTGAACATTGTAGTATCTCCTACGGCCTTCTTATCGCGTTTCTGGTTGTTATAGAGCTTCAAACGGACTTCATACTCATCTTTCTTGGGCTTCTGGTTTTTCCAACAAAGAGTATATTCTGCTTGAGCCTGTCTGGACAAATCCAAGAAAGTATCCCGACCTTGTGTGGTGTCAAAACCTTCTTCTTTAATAAATCGTGTTTTGTTTTTCATTATTTCCCTTTTAGAACCTTTTTATAAGTGTGCTTTTCCCCGGTATAACTTTTTCCTCCTATAAAACAAATCTTAACATATTCCGTCTTGCTAATCCGCTTGGAGCGAACCCTTCCACCTCTTTTTACGCAATCATTAAATGCTTTCGGCATATTAGTTAGGTAATTTTTCTGCGCCTAATTGTGATTTCTCAAGGGCTTCAACTATTTCGGATTTCTTTTTATCGAGTTTTACGCCAAGAAGCGCGTCTATTGATGCTTCCCCACCAGCCCAAAGTAACTCTGCACATTGGGACATCTCATCTTTACTGAGTTTTGTTTGACCTTTTCGTGGAGTAATAACCATATAATTAGTATAAACCTCGTTCTTGAAAACCGCGATATATTCGAAAATAAACTTATCTACACACCGGACATAAATCATGTTCCCTTTGTACGGAAGTGCCTTCAAAAGCTGAATCTTGCCTTTAATCTTTTTGGGTTTTAATCGTCTTATTCTTCTGGTCATATTTTATTATAGCAAATTTTTTAAGTCGCTATCCCTAGCTTATTGACAACGCTACTCCAAAACTATTTCTTTTTGACCTTGTTCTATTATAGCATCCCTTGCTTCTTTTGCGGCCTGTTGAGCTTCATAAGAAATAACATTATTCTTAATAATTCTATACAGTATTCTTTTAGCGAAGTGTGCTTTTGTTTCACTCTTTGCTTTACGAGTATCGTAATCATATTTAGCACAAAAAGCGTCTATTATTCGGTCTTTTTGAGCATCTGGTATTTCAAGTAAAATTATCATATTACCACCTCCTTTACATTGCTGCTCCCAACTTATCACTTGTATAGTTAAAGCAAATCCCGTGTAGCTCTACCGTGTCAGAAATCGTATCTTCACCATCAGCAGAAAGTCTAGTTAATTTGAACATAATGGTAGCGTCAGTATCACTAGGGGCGTCTATTCCCTCAATGGTGGTAACCACCAATCCATTAGCAGTAGAAGAAGCGACATCTACCGCCGTTAGCGTTTCTTCGCCGTCCTGTGTCATATCCTCATCTTCGCTAAACCAGCGGTATTTTAGTTGCCACTTACAATTGCCTGCAGAGGCAGAACTCCAACCAAGCCTTACTATTACCCCTTCAGTTCTATCAAGGTCATAGGGGATAGCAATCCGCCAGCTGACGCTTTCTTGATTAGCTTCTACTCCCTCATTGCTAAACTCCCAAGCCATCGTTTCCAGCGTTCCAAAAGAAACTTCAGTAGCTGGCTTAGCTCCTGGGGCTTTTATCCCCGCCGCATCAATCCACAAGTCTCTGATTACTCTGGCTGTACCAGTTAAAGTATCCCAATCTCCCATCCTCACTTCGTCTGTTCCTGCATCTACTCTAAATAAATTGGCCTCAGTATTCCCTTCTATAATAAAATCAGCATCTTTAGATTGAATATTAAAATGCGCTCCACCCAAAGAACTGATAGTAACTAAATCTCTATCCCACCAATCAACTATCTTGAAATCCCAAGTAGCGGCATCAGCATCTCCTAGTTTCATGTTAATATCACCAGCATTGTAATTGGCACTCATCCATATACCTGTTCCGGTACCACTTGAGCCATCGAACCACCAGTCCATTTTCTCGTAAGGGCTTCCAGATTCTTGCACGCTTAGAGAGTGGTTCTGGTCAGCTGCGTTTTCAATCATTATTTTTCCATTGGCGTTAGTTATATACAGGTTATCGTAGTCCGCCCTTATTTGACAGGTGTTCCCTGAAGTACCATTGCTTCCTTGATAAAAGCGGAGTTGTTTGTTGTTTGTAGGGCTTACGCCAATATCTATATAGTTTGTCGCACTATCCAATGTTAAAGGCTCGCCAGTATCAGAAATGAGCTTTGCGCCACTTAAAATTAGATCACCAGTCATGGTGTCGCCAGTCACATTGACAAACGACTCACTTCCGACTTCCATCCACCCGCCAGAAAAGAAAACATAAAACATAAGTTCAAATAACATCCATATCATCCACCCTTCCTCTGGCTCTGATTCTATCCACTCATCACCATCCCACTCGTAAATATGGTCAATTTCCCAACCTTCTGCGGTAGCATCAGAAATATATCTATCGCCAATTTCGGGATCTTCTGGCAACCCATCTGTGGGGTCATACCAATCTTCTACTGGAGGCATTAAAAACCAATCCTCCACATTTACATAGCGTTTATCAAGCTGTCCTATTGATGGTGATGATATTCTTTTCATGGTGTCCAAACTTCAACTTCAACAACAACCCCGGCTTCACTAGAGGCAAAGTAAAGACTTTTCGCTGTTACTTCGCTCTCATCTGAATGATAATCACAACCAGCAGGGAGCGTTAAGTAAGGAGCAGTAGGAGTGGCAACCTTATCTTTTTCGTAGGCAAATCTCACATCAAAGAGGGTTCTACATCGGAATCTTATTTCTCTGGTGCTTGAGGGAAGTGCTAGAGGGTATTCAGTATCAGCAACAGTTAGAGTTATATTGTAAGCCGTTGGTGTTCCTGTTGGGTAAGACATATCATTTAACTTCGCCTGATAATACCTTAGCAGTAGTCTTTTCGAAATGTTCTCGCTCTAAAGACTTAGCATCAACCGGCTTATCTCCTAGTGCTTTTATTGCCATTATTTGAAATCTACCTTCAATCTTTTGCTTTTCTTCCGAGGCTTCTATATCCTGCCTGTTTCTTTTGGAGATCATTTTTACCTTGACAATTAAATATTTTTCCTCATTAACTTCTAACTTCGCAACATCGGGTAAATCATTTTGTCTTAGGGTAAATTGAGGCAACTCCCTTCCTTCGTGCATTGGCATATCTGGGTACATAAATTTATTATACACCAAAAAATTAACCCAAGTCTATCTCCACATCTTCCTCGATCATTTGGCTGTCGTTTATCTCAATTCTAGTCAAAATACCGTTTGCCTTATGTATTACAAACTTCCCAAAAGCATATTTTCTTAACTTTTGGATCAATACAGCCTCTTTCTTAGTAATTTTCACTACTACATATTTCTCTGGTTTTTCTGGTACAAATGGTTCTACCATATTAGTAAGGATCGTCCTCAATGACTTCTTCTGTTGCCGGTATAGGTTTTGGTGGCTCTTTGTAGTTTACAGCAAAAAACTCGGTAGATGTCCTGTGATGGCTTGTCCAGTCATGGATAGGAAGCCTAATTGGTGTAGTAGCTTGGCTGTGTTCTTCTCTCTGAGGGTAACGAGCATTTCTCATACATTCCATATAGTATTCTGTTCCCGGCGTTTGATTAACTTCGATCCCACCCTGAAGCATCACCTTAGTCTTTTCTCTACGAGAAACGAAATCGTTGGACAAGGTGTTAGTCTGAATATATATTTTTTGTTTTCTTAACGCTTGGCGTGTTGAAGTGCCGGTTATCAAAGACCTTTTAGAAACATCTGGATCTCCGTAATGAATTGCTTTTTTATAATCTTTGACTTTCTCAATTAGTTCCAAATCTTCTTCGGTGTACTCAAACTTTGAATCTATGTCTTTGCCGTCAAACGGAAAGTAAAAGTCAATCGGTTGGTTTTTATTCTCATACGCCTCAACCAATCTCTTTTTCCCATTGATCATATTCTTCTGCCACCATTGAATCGCCACCCCATCAAGTCCAAAGTCCCATGATTTATAAAGAGGCCAATCCGGATTGTAAGGGAACACTCCATAGAGTGCATTTGATATTTCCGGATACACTTTGCCTTTGACTGAAACCTCCCAATTGATCATAATTTCACGGGCAAAGTCCTCTGCGGATCTTCTGCGCCTCTCTCTTTCAAGCCATACCGGGGTTTTGCGCGGATCTAAGTTATACGGAAGGGTAATCAGGCTTATTTCTTCTCCGTCTTTTCCATATCTCAATCGTTTTGCTTTGCAAGGTCTAATACCCGGCGTTGTTAAAATGATTCGGCAATTAGTAGTGTCGGCAGTTGCCCCCCAAGCGGCGGTGTCATTGTCCCAAAAAGCAAACTCATCTAATAAAACTGCTTTGTGCCGACCACCCCTTGAGAAGTTTTGGTTTGATGATTCACCAGATATTACATTTCCATTCTCCGGATTTATCAAAGACATATAGGTAAAATTCTTTTTCTTATTAAACTGTTCCGGCAAGATATAAGGAAAGGTCATTAAAACTCTATCAATCATATATTCTAGTTTTCCGAACAATGATTCTTCTTTGTTTTTAACTTCTCCCTCACCAGATCCGCCCCGATTATCTACATACTGTTCTTTGCGCGATCCAAGAAGAAAGTTAGATCCGGGAACATATCTCCAAAACCAAAGGAACACCGCTAAAGTAACATAGGTAACTCCCATCTCCCGGCACTTCTCAACAAATACATCCTCGCCGGTTACTATAAAATCCACAAGTTGCTCAACCAATTCTTCTTGATAATCAAATAGAATAAACGGCAAATGGTACGGCTCACGCTTTGGATCAAAGGTGTAAAGAAATTTATTTATAAACGCAATAGGATCTTCGGAAGCAGCAGCCATCGCTTCCCGAACTTCTATCTGTTTATTTTTTGGTAATTCGTTCCAAGTTGGCATCGGGTATATTGAATTGAGTATTAACTTGTGTGCCAATACTCATTGGCTCCGGAATTGTATTTCCGACACGATTCATCATGTCTTTCCAGAAATTATACTTAGTTTTTGCTTGTTTTAACCCGATTGCATCTAGTTTCCACCTGTTTTGATGCAAAACCTTTTGCATTTGGTCATCCCACCACTTGACAAAGCCATCATCCTGCAACCATAAATACCAAGATTGCCGTTTTATTTTTGATTCCTTAGAAATATCTGTAATTGAAGCCGTATGTCCTAATTCCAATGTAGTTTCAAGCCACCGAATCATCTTCCTTGTTGGTTTGAAAGGTGGATCTTCTTTTGTCAAATTTTGTCCATTGTTAGACTTTTGAAGTTCTTTACTTCCCTTCGGTTTTTCCGTCTTGGGCATAGTAAATTTATTATAACACTTTGGAAAGATGATGGTATAGTCCTCTCTGAAGAAATAACGCGTTAGAATTGATTACACAAAGGCGCTTATATCTTTTTACTTCAATTTGTAGATCGTAATGCCTAGCTTCTCCATATCGTCAACAATTCTGGAAATCATTTTCTTTGTTTCTTTCTTTGACAGCGCTGCACCTTCTTCCAAACCAACATGATCAATGTACTTATCAATCAACCATCTCTTGATCTGCCCCACTCCATCAAAGGCCGGCTTGGCCGCAGGTCGAGTGTCCAACGGATCGGATGGTGAAGAATCTAACTCAACTAATTCATCCAAACTAAAACTCGCCCATTTGCCATCTACTCCTTTCGCTCTAATAAATATCTTTTTTAGATCTGTCATTATTTCTCACCTCCGACTTATATCATCTTCTTTTTTCAATTTTACTCCCAGTGTTGCTTTTACTTCTGGGTTGTCCGGAAACGGATTTTCTTTGTATATAAACTTTGTATTCTCGAATATCTTATGTCCGTTTCTTATTTTGGGAATGGAAATCCAATATCCATATATCTTTTCTCTCTTTTTGAAATAGAATGTCCAGACATTCCAACCAAGAGGTTTCTTCTCTCTCCAAAACTCGATTCGACCTTTTCTGATTCTGATTCTCATTTGAATAATTTACCAACTGCACTTAGCTTTTCGTTCTTCTCCGGATCGAATATACATACATAGGCTTTTTCTTTTGCGTTCCAAATCCAAACCTTATAGCATTGACCGCACCTAAGTCTTGCCGGAATCTTTGCTTCAGGCTTTTCAACTCTCAAGTGTCCACACAGTTTGATTTTTTTTACTCTAGCCATTTCGATTCACCTACTTCCAAGATATTTTACTAATCTATTTACCACTTCTTCTTCAGCTTCAATCAATTCTGTACCTGAGATATAGCGCGATTTAGCCAATTCTCCCAACCTCGCAAGTAATAAATGTACTATTTCATGGCGCGCCGATTTCTTTAGTCCTTTATTAGTAGGTACGCCTTTCCAGCACTTATTCAATTGAATCAATGCTACATAACCATATAAATTAGCATTGAGCCTTGCATAACACTCCGCATCTCCTTCTATTACTTTGTGTTCGTAGTAAACCTGCCAATTAGACAGATTAAATATTTTAACCCACTTTTGACACTCTTTTCTAAATATTTCGAAATGTTTTTTGGTTGTCACCATCTTTTTCTTTCTAATTTCTGAATTCTCCGTTTTAGTTTTTTCCTTATCTCTGCAAATGCCCGGATATTTCCAATTGGGTTATGCGCTTTCCAGTATTTAACAAATCTCTGCTCAACTCCCTCTACTGTAACTATGTACTTGGTAGTAAATCCTTTTTTGGATCTCTTGTTGGGTTGCAATTTTCCGAATCTTATTTCGGTAACGCGCCCACCCATCAATATATAAAAACTCGCCTCGTATGTATCCTCTGTTCTAACTAGCATTAGCAGTATCCACTTCCCGGACTATTGTAAAGTTCTTTTGTCCATATTGTACTTTTAGTCTATCGCCGGGATTTGCCTTAACTTTAATAAAATCCAAAACATGATCCAAGGTTGAGGGGCTTCCGTTCCCGTTCCTAAATCCTTCCGGCGTTGCGTGTCTAACTGTAATCGGCCTATTTTCGAGATGTACCCCCTCAAGTTTTTGTAAAGCCTTTTTCGC